CTTGTAGGTGTTGATGTTGGTGTTATTGTTGGAGTATTGGTAGGAGTGCTTGTAGGTGTTGATGTTGGTGTTATTGTTGGAGTATTGGTAGGAGTGCTTGTAGGTGTTGATGTTGGTGTATTGGTAGGGGTACTTGTTGGTGTTATTGTAGGAGTACTTGTAGGAGTTGAAGTTGGAGTACTTGTTGGAGTAGGTGTTGGAGTAGGTGTTGGAGTAGGTGTTAATATACAAAGATTTGAATATTCGGAATATTCTGTTTTTTCTCTATTTGAATCCAACCAATTTATTTTATATAAATCGGTATGCGCAGGAGTAATTTTCTTGATATTACTTCTAATAGAATCTTCTATTAATTTTTTAACACTATCGTCTGCCTGTAAATTATGTATATTAATATTATAATATTTGCTCTTACTTGTTGGTAATTGCATTTGAAACCAATGTTTTATTTCTTCCACATAGTTTCTTTCTCCTATTGGAATATTCCACTTTAATGGACCTTTATCTATAGATAAATCAGATGCAAAATATATTTGTGAGATTTCTCCCTGTGTTAAAGATTTATTGTACATTAAAATTTGACCAATATCTCCAATTAGTTTATATGCATCCTCAACCTGAATTAAATCATTTAATGTAGTATTTTTTATATTTGATGCACCTACCAATAAAGATGATTTGTAATCGTATTGTATTTGATATTTTGCTTTATCGAATTTTTCATCAGCTACTAAAATAGTATCTATGTAATATTTTGCAGTACCATTTGTTGAATCGAAATTAAAAACAAAATTATGCCAGCCCGGTGGCAGATCTTTAACATCATATGTCAATTTCAATAATCTTCCATCTTTTCCATTTGCAGTTGCTATTTTAAATTTCCAACTTAAATTTTTATCTAATGATCCAAATTTTCTTAAAAATTGATAACTGCTAAAATCACCTAATGCTTTGAAATTATGGTTTTCTTTTACTGTTGCTAAATCTACTGTTAATAATCCATATAAACTTAATCTAGAAACTAATGCTCCTTCGGAATTTATTAAGTATGCTATTTTATCAGAATCATCAATTAATATAGCCAAGTCTTCGGTTTTATCAGATGTTTCCACGCATACTTTGCTTATTTTAGGTGTCTTGATAAAGTTTAAAAATCTAAACTGACCATTATATTCAAAACAATCATCATCTATCAAAGCATTTTTTCCTATGCTTTTTGTAAATTCAAACCTGTCTTCGGTTATATTAAATTTTGTTATTTTATCTTTTTGATGAACCAACCATAAATTATTTTTAGCATCACAGCTTATTTGTTGCATTGGTCCTAGATTTGCATATATCTGTTGGTCTTTATATAAATTTCCACCTATAACTTCCCATAAACTATTTTGATTATCGATACATGAAGTATTACCATAAGAGTATTTTAGATTATCATCTAAATCTATTTCAATTCTTTTGTATTCTTTTGTGAGTATATTAGTTGTTAATAAAATTCCTTCGGAATTAAGTTTTACTACTTTTTTATCTTTTACACAATATAAATATAAATTTTCTTGAGAATCTATTTCTAGTTGATCTATATAAGCTATATCGTTTTTTATATTAATAGTTTTTTCAATTTTTCCTTCTATGTTATATTTTCTTAATATTCTATTATATGAATCTACCACCCAATATCCGAAATCTATCAATCTTTGTATTATATTATTTTGACTATTTGGTTCATATGGAATAGATATATTATCTATATGAGAAAGTTTAAAATTTAAATTGAAAATATTTCCTGATGTGGAATCAACAACAGTAAAAAGAGGTGATGTTAAGGAAGATTCATTTATAAATCCAAATCCACTATCGTAATAATTTCCTATTATTTGATCTCCGTTTATATTACCCCAATCTTCAACTCTTAACCATAAGGAAAGTGTTAAATGATTTTTTTCTAATAATACATTTTTAGCAGGAAATACTATATGGTTTTTTCCATTTAAATTTAAATATTCTCCTTTAAAATTTGAATCTTCGTTTCCAACTATGAAACCATCGTTTGTATATGGTGTATTGTCTATTAATGGTGAACTGGTAAAATTTGATATATCTAATATTTTGGATCCTAGTGGATTGTAAAAATCTGAACTCAAATATGTCAAAAATGTTTTAGAATTTTCTTGTCCAGAACGGAAGTATATATACTGCCCACCGGGTTCGAAAAATAAAGACGATGGTTGATCCCAAACTTCAAAATCAACATCTGGATTTAACTTTTCGTTGTACAACAAATCAGTTGCTCCCAATGCCGTATCGGTTGTATAATAAGCGGAATTGAAATATCTATCCATCCACTTCTTTTGACCCATTGTATTTCCCGATAACCATGTACACAACCATGTTCCATCTAATCTAGGCATAGACGGAGGCTGTGGCACATTTGGCGTTAGTTCCTCGTATGATATCTGTCTAGTATATATTCTATCTGAAACATAAGGCAATTCTCCATAATATGCCCCATCTTCTATCAAACCTGCATCCTGTACCGATATTCTTTGAGTTGTTGGTGGAAAGTAAAAAACTGTGTTTCTATCAGTTTCAAATTTTTTTAAATATGTATTTGTAGTAAACCCTAAATATATATTTTCCAATCCATTTTCTTGATTGGTTCCAGAGAATATATTATTATATACTCTTCTAATCGATGGATAATTACCAATATAATCAACACCTCTAGAATAATTGTATTCCGGTGTTTGATAATTTTTCAATCCATGTATTTGTAAATCATAATCTACCGTTTCGGTGATATCGTCAAATTTTGGATTTTTATATGGAAAAAATGATAAAAAATTTTGTTTATAATTTTCTTTTAAACTTTCTTCGGTTGGTATTAAATCTTTTTGGGATAATAATGGACTAGATTCATATATACAAAAATAACTATTTTTAATGCTATCGGATAACAAATTATTTCTTTTATATGATATAAAGTTTAATATATTAGAGTTTCCTAAAGAAGAATTTAAATTATATGATACATTAGTAAGTGACAATATTCTATTTGAATTTATAGTTACTGCTTTTGTATAGTTACTATCATATGAAAATAATACTATGTTATCTTCACCCAAAAAATAATTGAATTTTTGTGTATTTGAAGGCGGTGATATTCTAGATGAAAAAAATAAATTATTAGAATTATCGTAAGTTAAAACATTTCCGTTATATGATTCGATTGAAATTGTATCATCATCGAATATTATTTTCATGGTATCTAAATATGAAAAGCTATTATTGTATGATTTATATAATATGTTTTTATTTTGATATGTTGAAAGTGTTAAAACAAAAGAATCTGTTGTTTTTAAAGGAGTTTCTATCTTAGAAAGATTTGTTAAAATCTCCGGAGAATTTTTATCTTCAAACATATCCTGTCCTGATAAAAAATTAGTCAAAACAATTCCGGTTTTTTTATTTATTTTTATATCATTTGGATCTTTTAAAAATTCATATATATTTGATTTAAATCCATTATTAAAAACAAAATATGTTTTTTTCATATTGATTTTATTACCCATTAAATTAAAATTAATAGGATACCAATATATATCTGATATTTTTTTTGAATAAAGTTCCATTTATAATACTTAACTGTAAAAATCAGTTTCTAATAATTTATCAATTATAACATCCGATGTTATTTCTTGTAATGTTGTATATGGTAATAAACAATTTATATTATCTATTACTAAATTTTGATCCTTTTTTAAAATGGTGCTTATTAGACCAAATTCATCATTATTTCCACGTAATATAAAAGATACATTAAAACATCTAGTATCATTATTGTATGAAATTTTACATGGTTCTAAAATAGGTTTTTTAGTAAGATTGGAAAAATTACAATATGTTAAATTTATATCATAAGAAAATTTTGTAGAATATAAATTTTTTGTTATATCAAATTGTTTAATTTTTACATTTATTTTAACTGATACAGAAGTCCAATATTTTATTTCATTATCAACGACATATATTTTTTTATTTACCTCATCCAACCAATAATCTGGAAATTTATTACCATTTTCTGTTGTGGTTAATCTATTATCATTATTTTCTGGTATCAATATATTTTCACTTTTACTCAATTTATCAAAAATATATCCTGATGCAGTTTCTATAAAAATAACATCGTAAAAAAAGTCAAATCTTTTTATTTCATTATTAATCAATTCAAAATGAAAATTTGAATCTATGGTACTATATTTTAAATTTAAAGCTGATAATGCATCAGTAGATGGTAATATTTTACCACTAGGAGTTCTCATCCATATTTCACCGGATGTTTGATTCTCTATTAATTTATTCATAACTATTTACAATCTGGATAATTTGGATCATTTTCAACTTCTTTTTGTTTATCGACAAAATCTATATTATATGGGGTTTCCACATTTTGATTTTGAAATGGTTTGAGTATATTATATGCTCTTCTAGATTTAGAAGATAGATCAACAATTGGTTCTATTACTGGTTTATTATTCCAATTAACCACAACCGGAATGTAATAATTAGGATTTACCGATTCAAAAACATATAATATGTCGTTATTTACACCGAACATTCTTGTATATAGCAATTGTACACTATCAAAAAATGCATTTGCATTTGTACCATCCATTATTGGAGCATTTAAATTTAATTTAAATTCAATTTTAGTAGGATTCGTTACTCCTAACTGATAAACATTTGCACTAACTCCAAAAATTTGCGATGTGGCGGTTGATGTAATATAAAATGTTTTATTGCATTTATAATTTCTCGGATCTCCTATTTCAGTTAGAAATGGTAGAGTTTCGGTAGTTGGTTTTTTGTAAAATAAAGTTTGTGTCTTAATTTCATCATCAAATATATATTCAATTTTATATATTTTTTTAGAAACATTTAATGTTGATGGATTTATGGTTAATGATAAAGGAGCATAATCACTTATCGTAGTGTTATGCAAAGAAGTTGTTAAATTTATTGTTTTTTCAAAATTTAGCATTTATATAATACTTAATAATAAGTGTTAAATTTTCTATTTTATTATGTTAATGTTCTCGATACGGTTGTTTGATAACCACAATAACTATACGTATTACCACTTCGACCACAAAAACATCCTCCAAAGCATGGATCGCCATTAAATCCGGGTGGACAACCATCGGTAGGAGTATTGTCAGTACAAGTACAGGTAACAATACCATTACAACCTGTTGATGTTGTTGTAACAATAGTAACTGATATAGAAGTAGAACAAGTTGCACCATTGATAGTAATTGTCATGGTTTTAGTTCCTGCTGTTGATGTGGTGACAGTAAATGCTTGTGTTCCATATCCTTTGTATAAAACAAAATTTCCGGTTAAACTTGCTCCATTTATTTCACCTGTTGTAACTCCTGTTATTGTATATGCTACATTTTCATCGCCTAATAATGATGTATCCAATCCAAAAGTCACCGTTGATTCGTTTATTGTTTTAGTTAAACTATATAATGTTGGATAAACTCTCCAATCTTTATTTTTTGCAGTAACCCAATTACATGAACATGTTCCTGTATTATTATCTACATATATAGACCATTCTGGTGTTATGCTTGGTGGTTTTTGTGGAAGTTGATTAAATATGTCATTTAAATTTGTTGCTGACATATTGTTGTTTTTTATTGATATTGTTCTTGTTGTATTTTGTGTTAAAGAAATATTAGATAGTCCACTTAAATTTCCCCCTATATTATTATTTTCTAAATTTAATGTTTCCAATGAAACACATTGAGACACATTCAAAGTACTTAAATTATTACTATTAAAATTAAGTGTTTTTAAACTAGAACAATTAGTCAAATTCAATGATGCTATAGATTGTGTGTTACATGTCATTGTTTGTAACAATCTACTATTTGATAAATCTATAGCACCCCCAAGATTGTTTGGTGAATTTACTGTTATAGTAGTTAATGCCTGTCTAGGTTCTATATAAAGATCAGTTGATTGTGTAGTAATTGTTACACCAGAACCATCCGATGGTGTAGTTGTTATAGAAGGCTGTGAACTCCATCCAGACCATAATACTGGCAATGTACCAGATCCGCTACTAGTACATTGATAACCTCTCTCATCATTATTGGTTTGAATTGTTGTAAATTCTGAACCATCTATCCAACAACCCCCCTGTCCACCGTTACCAAAACTTGTAGTTGAACCCGCTAATCCATTTTCTCCATCTTGCCCCCATGCTCCACCATCTCCACCGCTTCCGGTAAATATAGAAGCTCCATATATTATGCCAGCTATACCTGACGTTGGAACAGACCCATAACCTTGTCCATTTCCTCCTTTTCCACCAGTGTATGTTGTACATACTCTATATTTGGTATTGCATGTACCAACAGTTGAACCATTACAATCAGAAGCATTGGTATAATATTGACAAGAAGAACCACAAGCTGCTCCAACTGTACAGTCATTTGGAGTAGAACAATAATTTCTTCCTTGACAATTGAGTATGCAACATTTATTACAATAAGAGGCTCCTCCACAATTTGTAGATGATGTTAATACTTCTGTTTTAAATGCTCCACCTCCACCGCCTCCTCCACCACCTCCACCATATATATTTCCATTATTAGTTATAATAAGGTTTCTTCTAGTGTATATAGCAGTTCCTCCTTTTCCACCATCAAAACCCGATGTACTACCTCCTCCTATTGCACCAACTCCTGCTGCTCCTAATATTGAACCTTTGTTAATTATTATAACCTGATCATATGATCTAAAAGTACTTGCACTATCGGCTGGAATAGTTATGGCTGGTGTTAATGGATTATTGGAATATATATTTACCCCAGCATTAATTGTGATTATACCTCTTAATTTTTTCCCACCATTTCTATTCCAATTAAATCTACTAGCTGCTCTAGTACTTATATATGTCCATAAATTTAAATTTTGTTGGTCAGTAGTTATTGTATCAACTACTGTTAACCAACTACCATAATATCCTAGTCCAAGAGATGCCATTAGCTTTGTCCTCCCAATACATTAGTTTGACTTTGTAAAATTATATTACCGATACCCTCTACCCAATTTCCACCAGATCCTCCGATTCCACCGTTTTTAATTGGACTATTATTACCATTTGATGCAGTTGTTCCCCATGTACCACCATTTCCTCCAGTTCCACCGTTTCCTGTTCCTGCTAGACCAGATCCCGCAGATTGTGTATATCCTTGTCCCAATCCACCGTTTCCTCCATTAGAGGATGACCATATTTTTGTTTTACAGAAATATTTTGTTCCACCAGAAAGAGTTTTTCCATTACCGTTTGAATCACAACATTCTGGACAATAAAAACAATCACTACAATATTGACTACAATTATTATTGGTAGAAGTACAATCATAATTTCTGGAATCGTTCCATTGTGGTAAAAGTTTACTAACCGGACAATCATCACAGTTACTGACACTACAACAATTATTAACTTCTCCTCCTAAAGTATATGTTTCTTGTCCACCACCTCCACCACCACCGCCTCCACCTCCACCATATATATTTCCATTATTATTTAAATATATCTGTCTTTGTACTTTTAATGCGGTTCCTCCGTTTCCTCCATTTGTACCATTTGTAGGTGTTTGATCCCCTTCTCCACCTGTTCCGATTGTGCCACCCGCACCTAAAATAGAACCATTGTTTATTAAAAATATTAAGTCGTATGGTCTAAATAAATTTGGTGGTATTAATAATGCAGGAGTGGAAGGATCGGTTGAATATATACTATATCCTGCTGGTATAGTTATAATTGCCTTTAATTTTTTACTAGTATTGTTCCATGAACTGTTGGATGTTATAAAATTATATAGATTGACATTGGCTTGAGTAGTTAGATTTAAAACAACATTATACCAACTACCATAATATCCTAGTCCGAGTGATGCCATATCATTATGATAATAAATCTCCTACAAGATACCAAGATGTACCAGTCCAGTATGCGCTTGCCGCTGAATTTGTAAATGCCAATTTTTTAAAATCGTTATTTGGTGTTGATAATATAGTGGGTGATCCTGTACCTTGTGCAAATTGTACTACACCAGCACCTACTCTTATTACGGAAACTTGTGTTCCTTCCTTTAAACCAGTTGGTAATTGGATATTTATAGTAGTTGTTGCATGATTTGCCAAAATTGTTTTATCGTGATCATCTTGTGTTATCTGATAAGTTTCTGTTTTTGTTATAGGTGCATTTGGATCATTTTTTATTGTTCCGTTAACCACGAAAGAACCAGTTGTAGATAATGTACCAAATACTGTAACGGCATTACCATCTGCTCTTAATTTTTCAACATTGTTGGAGAATAGTGATACTACACCATTTGCTGCTCCTCCTGCTCCTATTATTGGACTAAATAAACCAGTATCACCATCAGATCCAAAAGCATAACCATTGGTTGATGAATCAGCATTAGATGGCGCACCTTGATTTGATCTAAATCCAGTAGCCGAAACTCTTCCATTTACTGTTAATTTTTCGGACGGTGTAGTAATTCCAATACCAACATTTCCAGAAGGATCTATTCGCATTGCAAATTGTTCGTTTGATACTAAAAATTGTATATCCGCATTAGCATGACTTGTTGCGAGTTTTAAATCTAAATTATCATGATTCCAGCTTAAATAAGAAGCATAAGAATCATCTGGTCCTCCCATTACAACACCCGCATAATTTTGACTTGGTGATAATAATGATATATAACAATTAGCATCATTTTCAAATACTCCAACACTATTAGCCTGTGCTGTTACCGTACCCGCTGAACCATTTTTTACGTGTAATAATCCTTCTGGTGATGTTTCCCCCCCAATTCCAACCTTTCCATCACACGTTATACGCATCTTTTCTGTGGCATTAGTTCTAAAAATTATTGGATTACAATTTTGTTGATCTATTATAAATGAACCACCAAATGATCTAATCCAATTATCATTTTCTCCATTTCTAATAAATTCTAATCTATTTATATCCTTTCCAAGAGCTATTCTAACATCTCCGGTAGTTGTATCATCACTCACATGTAATTTTTGAGATGGTATCATGGTTCCTATTCCAACAAAACCATCATCATTAAAAACTATATCCCCTCCATTTGCATCTATAAAATGAGCAATTGGTTCTGTTCCGGATTGAGTAACTTTTAATGCAGGACCAGTTCCGGTATTTTCAATTGTCATTGCGGATGTAACCTGTACTTTGGTATCCAAATATGTATATGATCCCAATACAGTTAAATCTTTTGCGATTGTTACACTGCCACATACATTTAAATTTTTTGCAATACCAACTCCACCATCAACTACCAATGCTCCTGTTGTACAAGATGTGCTTTCTGTGTCATTGTTCAAATCTAAACGTCCACAAATATTAAGATTTTTTGCAATACCAACTCCACCATCGACTACCAATGCCCCTGTTGTACAAGAAGTGCTTTCTTCTGTTCCGTTTATATTAACCGTACTAGTGTCAGCATTACTACCAATTTCTATATTTGTAGCATTTCCACCAAAATTAATTGTTGTGGTTGGTGATGTATTTAACAAATTAAAAGTAGCAGTAGATGCTGTTAAATCTCCACCGTCTATATCAACATCACCCACGACATTTAAATTTCCGTCTAAATTAGTATTTCCTAATACATCCAAAACATAACCACTCGATATAGTATTTTTGTTTATACCAACTGTGCCATGCATTATGTTTTTACCAAATGCAGTAGAAAGTGGGGTATTAAAACTAAATGCTGCTAAACCAATTTCTCCACCTATAGTACGAACACCTGTTTTTGAAGAATAAAAATATCCCGCATATGCACTTGCTGGTGCAACTGCACACAACGCACCTTGTAATGAAAAATCTCCCAAGAATGGTTGATCTGGACTTGCTATAGGGTCGTGTGATGCATCAGGATTTGTTGCATTTCCGTATGTGTGATGGTTTTTTCTGTGATATTTCGAGTGAAATCTATTGCTCATATTTTTAAATACTTATGTTAATGGTGATGTATATTCATTACAACAATTTGATGTTGCATCTTTCCACAGTTTTGTCGGTGCATAATTAACAGGAAATGTGTTCATTAATTCTGCATATGTTATCGGATTTATGTTACAAAGTCTTATTAACGGTAGAGACAAATCATAACACGACATTGCTTTCCAAGACCAACAGAAATCTCCTCCACATTTTGATTTTTCTCCGTCTAAATTTGATGATGAACTATCAGAAAATGAAACGTCCAAATTTTCCCTCAAACTTATTTGAGAATCGTGTAATTTTTTCAATTCTCTATTGACTACATCGGGAATATAAAATTCATTTACACCAATTTTTAATTTTTCATTTTCTACATCTGAAACTAATACAACATTATCTTCTTTTAGTATTGGTATTAATGAAAAATATGTTGCTGATCCTCTGGCTGTTTGTTCTGATACTAAAACAAATTTTCCATTTAATGAATTTCTAAATGTTTTTAAATTTTGAGCGGTTCTATTTAATGCCAAATTATAGTTTATATCTGTTGCAAATTCTTCTTTCTTTAATAATATTTGATCCAAAGACCAGTATTTAGAATCTAATCCATCTCCTATTTTAAACAAGTCAACAAAGTCTTGGAATTTTAAAATTGATTTGTTGGTCGAGACATACAATTCTCTATTTGAAGAATGTTTACACGATGTAAATTTCAATCCATTTATATTTGGTAAATTAAATGTTGTTAAAAATTCACCAACAGAAGAATATTTAAAAACATTTCCGGTAGTTATTATGTATAAAAATTCTCCATTTTCATCAAACTCCATTTTAACTATTTCAGATTCTCCTATCTGAGCAACATCAAATGTGGAATATACCGATTTTGCTAACTCATCAAATATATGAACTTTTAAATTTTTAGTTACTGCATATATTAATCCACTTTCATGGACTGTAAAATTCAATATTTGATCATCTTTTAAAACATCATCATAGTATGTATGTATCCAAGATAAAGATCCACTGTATTGTTTTATGCAATTGTTGTTATAATCTAAAACAAATACATTATCATTCCATAAGAATATTTCAGATGGGAAATCGAACCTGCTATTATCATTTAGTCCACCCAAGGTTCCAACAGTTAAAACCAATCCAAATAAAGGATTTTGTAAATCACTAAAATCAAAATCAAATCTGTATATTTTATGCCTAATTGAATCTGCCACATATATGGATGTTTCATCTTCATTTACTGTAATTGATTGTGGATTAAAAAATAATTCATCCATATCAGATGCTTTTAAAAATTTTATTTCTTTACAATTTTTATCTTTTTCAAAAAGTCTGAATCTTTTATCATCTAACACGTATATGTATTTTCCTATATGTATATCTTTTATGTCTGTGAAATATGATGTTCCCTCTGATATTGCATAATTAGGAGTCTCATAAAACTCAGAACCATAGCTTGGGGTATACCATCTTATACCATCCGATCTATTATCTTGATTTGAACCCATCCATCCATAGTAATATGACGGAGCATTACTATTAATTGTTTGAATATTGTTTTTTAAATAATTTAAATTTTCATCAATTCTGGTTAAACATGTATTGAATATATCCGCATCACCAAATTCATTTGGTTGTATGGAAATATCATTTAAACTATATGGCAATTCTAAATTTGCCTCACTTATAATTCTTATACTTTCTTTGTTATATTCATCCCAATTTTTTTTGACAATAAATGGTGTTTTTTCTGTGAATACTTTTTTAGAATTGTCCGAATATATCGCACTGTATGTTATATAAAAAGTTCCTAATGTTTTATATGTATTATAAAAAGTTTCGTTTTTATTTTTTTCTTGTATATTTCCTTCTCCAAAATTTACAGCATATTTTATGATTGGATTTTTTGTATATTCCGGTGTATTAAATTCTACAAATACTTGATTTCCAGATAAAGTATAAGCAGTATTTAAAAATATTTCCGGTTGTGTTGATGTAGTATATGCCTGTAATGTTTCCCAATTAGATCTTTGTGATATTGTTATATTTTTAGTATTCCAAAAATCTCCACCTTGAAGTAAACCTTGATTATTATTATTTCCATTTATTTCATTAAATGTAGATTCGGGTATTTTTATATTTAAATTGGAACTCGCATTTAAATATAAAGTATTGATTGTTGTATTTTTGACTCTAAGTGGTGACAAATCATCACCGGGTCTTATGGTAAACACCGTATATGTACCATCAACAGCTGGAATTTCCCTCTTCGCTATCCATTTCGGTGCGGACAATATATATGTAATAGTAGATTGCTCAGATTGTATTTTTGCTGGAGTATTTAAAGGATTTGTATTGAACTTTTGTCTTACTATTATACTTCTATTAACATCCAAATCAAAAGATGTCACGGTAGCACTAAAAGTATGAGTTATTCCATTATAGTCCATCAATTTTGGATTCTGGAAAAATAACGAATCACTTGCAGTACTAACACTATAAGGTATTGATTCTGCTACAATATTATAACTTTTAGTAACCAAACTACTACCTTCTATAGTTTTATAATATAATGGAGTATTTGATGGGAAATATTCATTGAATGCAGAAAGATATAACTTAGTTCCAACCGAAGATAAAAAATCATCAGTATATTTTAATGTTAATGTATTAACACCATCATTTGTTGTATCTAGTAATGTATCTCTACTTGATCCTTGTTGATAAACATATCTATCAAAATTTCCATTTGCTGAAACATAAAATACTTCTGTGTTAGATTTTTTATATGCGTATGCAGTAGTTCCAGCGGCTATTGTGCTAAAATTAGAAGGTGTTAATATCGATACTTGATCACTATTTTTCCATGCATATTGTGGATATGAAATAAATTTTAATTGTTTAT